GCGACGACTGCCACTGCTGGACCGATCGCTGCGTTGCAAACGCCTTAGTTGGACCTTTGCCGGCCGGGAAAAGCGCGAGCGCGCGGTTGATCAGGGCGTCAGTCAATCCCTTGCCGTTGTCTGCGGTGAGGTTCTTGATGCGAACCACCGATCGCAGGCTGCGCACCTGGACGCCAGGGTAGGCCATGAAGGATGTGACATAACCCGTGAATCGCTTCGTGCTGTCGTTGGGGTCGATGATCGATTCGATCCGGACGGGATCGAAGGCCATCTTCCCGTCCTGGCCGAAGCGCCAGCACAGCCCGTCATCTTCCATGTCGCGGCACTCGCGCACGAGCCACAGTGACGAGCCGGTGTCGGCCGTAGTGCCCGTGGCATCGATCACCATGTTCGCGGTATCGTGCAGGTTCATCAGGCCGGGGAAGCCTTTGGCGTTGTTGCTGGCGCCGTAGTACATCTGCCGGCACCACGCCAGCATTTCCATATCCAGGGCGCGAGTTCCCTTTCCGCCGATCCAGTTGGCGGGGCCGTTTTCGTAGCGGTCGGCTTCGGACCGGTCCACTTCGATGCGCGGCTCGGCCGTATAGCATTGGAACATCCGCTCCTCGGACTGCTCGGTGATCGCCGCCGTGCCCGCGTTGGTATCGCGGAAGCTGCCGGTCGTGTTCGACGTTCCGAGATAGACCACCGACTTGACGAACAAGCCCTTGAGGGGAAAGGCGGGCAGTTCCGTCAGCTCAGGATGCGCCCGCGCCGCTTCGTTGATTGTGAGTTCGACTCCGTTTGCTTTTGCAATGTCAGACAACATGTCCAAACTCCTGTTTTCGATCGCCGGGCATCATGCCCAGGCAGAATGATTTCGACCGTTACGCGCCGTTTTTACTTGGCGGCGGTAGCGTCCGCGGGGCTCGCAACCGGGTTCGCCGCTGCCGGCATCTTCACCCAGTCGTATTTGCCAGGGGCCGCTTTGCCGGTCGTGACGCCCGCGCTGCCACCTTCGCGATTCGCGCCGCCCACATCGTCAGCCTTGCCGCCGCCGGCCTTGAAGTCCGCTTCGTACTGCTGCTGGATCTTCGTGGCTTCATCGTTCCACTTGGCCGCGTCGTTGCCGAGTTGGCCCTGGTAGACGGCCGGAAGCTTCGCGAGCTTGTCCTTGATGAACGCCTCGCGAGCCGCCGACTGCTGCGCTGTCTGCTGCCGCTTGCTGTCGCGCTCATCCAGGAGCTTGGCCACATCCTCCAGCGTGAGCGACTTGCCGGCGTCGGCGGCTTTGTCCTTGCCGTCCGTCGCGCCCTTGTCGGCGGCGGGTGCCGCCGGCGGCAGCGCCTTGAGCGTGTCGGCCAGCACGGTCTGATTCTTCACCAGGTCGCCCTGCGTCGCCGTGAGCGTTGCAATGCTGTCGGTCACCGGCTTGATCGCCGCGCCCAGCGTGTCATTGATAATCGCTTTGATCGCTTCAATGTCCTTCTCGTCCATGATCTACTCCCTGCCGCGGTTAAGCGGCGTTTGAAAGTCCGTTTCGAACGTTGTTCAAAGTTCACCCAAACAGCTTCTTCTCCGTCGTCGCGTACGCCTCCTCGATCGAGCCGCGGAGCTGCAGGTCCTTGTACGCGCGCTGCGCATCGGCCGGCGATTTGCCTAGCAGCTTGTCCGCTTCGTCTACGCCCTCGGCCGCTTCCAACTGCTGGTCGCTGGCGAGCTCCTCCACGAACGGCCGGGTTGATTTGCTGCAGTTGGGGTGGAACGGCGGGCCACCGCTCGGCAGCGAGCTGAGCGCCGGATACTTGGGATGATCGCCGCTGAGGGAAAAGACCTGGCCGAGGAAGGCGCTGCAAAAGTTGTCGCTGAGGCGCCCGACGATCGCGACCAGATCGATGCCCAGCGCTTCCAGCCGGCCATGCCGCGCCTGCACGGTGGCCTGCCGCGTCTTGGTGCGGGCCACCATCTCCGCGTAGTAGCCGACCTCAAAGCTCTTGCCGTTGATCTCGACGGTGTCGCCGTGAATCTTCCGCAGCTCCTCCCGCAGCGTTCGGATCGTGTTGGTTGGGTGGCCTTCAATCACGCCGCCGGCGAGGATCTTGTTGATCGCCGCGTTGCCCAGGCCAAGCTCCGCCTGGCGGCGCAGGACGTGCTTGGTCCGATCGCCCATTGAATCCGCCGCCCGATGCAGGTCGCTGACCGTGTCCATCGCGAACTGCTGCACCGTCGCTCGGTCAATGACCGTGAAGCTGCCGGCGACGATGCCGCCCTTGGGGGCTACGCCCGCCTCGGCTGCCTGCTTGTGCGCCAGCGCGAGCCCTTCCTTCGCGGCCGCGGGGATGTTCGCGGTGCTCCACTGCGTGGCCTTGACCTTGAGCGGCCGAAGAATCGCATCCACCTGCTGCAGTCGCTGTGCGGCGAAAGCGCGCTGGTACGCCTTGGCGTTGTCGGTCATGCCAGGGGGCGTCTCGATCGTCTTGCTCAGACGCTTGGCCGCATCGACGAAATAATCCGCCAGCTGCTTGCTCACGTCGGCCGGCACGCCGCTGTCTGAGAATTCCCGCATCGCCATCGCGCCTCCGATCAGCAGCAGCACCGCCAGGATGATGCACAGGTGTTTCATGCGGCCTCCGCTGGCTCAGGCGCCGCCGGCTCAGACGTCGATTGGGTTCGCTCGGCCGGGGTCTCGCCGCCAAGTGGTCCGAAGAAGGTGGGCATCGCCGCGGACTTCTCGGCGGCGATGCGTGCCACCTCGGCCGCTTTGCCGTCCGGGTCCTGATACCGAACCTCCACGCCATCCTCGACGCTCATCACGCCGGCGCCGCGGAGCAGCGACACGACTTCCGCATCATCCTTCGGATCATTCGGTAGCCCATCCCGCATCGCCACGCCGATCGGATCGACGGTGTAAATCGCAGGTCGGTTCCGGTAGCTGGTGGCTTCGAGGCGCTGCGCAATGTCGACGGCGCGAGCGATGGCCGGTTCCATCATCAGCGCCTTGCGCGCCACCTTGGCCAGGTCTTTGGTCGCTTCCAGCCGGAGCTTGCGGGCCGCGTCGGGCGTGGCCCCCTGGCGAATGCCGAGCAGCACCGGCGACATTTCAGCCGCGGCGCAGAACGCTAAGATCGCTTCGGTGCGATCCTTCATCGCCGCATCAAGTTCGGCGGACCAGGTGATGTATTGCGGGATCTCCTCCTTGATTTCGTAGAACCATGTATCGTGCGTGGCCGGGACGGTGCCATCGGGAGAAGCCGAGCGCGACGGTATGGCAATCTTCGGATCGGCATGCTTGGCCAGAACGCGCGCCACCTGGGCAAACTTCGCGTTCACGCTGTCCTGCATTTCGATCAGGCCGTCATAGTCACTTCCGGTGCCGTCACCGGTCTTGTTGGGAATGTAGGTGATCGTGCATTGATTGATGCCGGTGGATTCCTCCGGCTTCACCGACAAGCCTTCAAACGCCGGCCACTGATCCAGCGCCAACGCTTCGCCGGTGATGTTGCCTTTGCCGTCCAGCTTGCGCAGCTCGCGCCGAATGAAACCCGGCAGGTACGTCGTCTTAAGCAGCAGCGTCGTTCGATTCTTCTCATCGCCGATCGTGTCGGTGGCATAGCGGACATACCGGAGATACTGGCCGTCCGGCATGAGCGCGCCTTGCGGGTGGACTTCATCGGCCGCGATCACGTCGACATAGGCTTCGCCGCCATATCGCAGCGATTCCAAGAACCCGCCGCCGGCCCAACTCGCCTGCACGGCCACCTCATGGAAGCGGGAATGAATGAGCGACCGCCGCGCAAGCTCATCGAGACGGTCAGTTTGCTCCACCGTCGGCGCGTCCAGTTTGGCCTTGGCGCCGAACATCAGGTCGGCGATCGTGTGGCTCACCAGCTTGAGCAGGTTGAGCGTGAGATAGCGCCGCGTGAGAACGCCTGCGATGTCCTCTTCGGGGAAGTTGAATTGCGATCGCCCCTCCTCCAGGAAGTATTGACGGTGCTTCCCCTGGTAGAGCATCTTGGCGTGGCGGAGCATTTCCCAGCGGCGTCTCTCGCCGGCGCTGAGATACGCCGGCGCCTGCCCGCTGGGCTTGGCGTAGGCGTCGAAAGTTTCGTTGCTCCAAAGGCTCATTCGTTCTACCAGCCGATCGGCTTGTATCGTTGCGGCGCCGGCAGCGGCGCCTTGTTGTCATCCGCGGCGTGGTACGCCAGCGCCAACGACCAGAATCGATCCCCGTGGCCATCCGTGTCGGATCGGTCGGCGTCGAGCCGCACGTTGTTCGCGGCCGTGACGATCTTGCGGATGCTGTGCAGATCCTCGCGCACGGCATCGTTCGCGGGGACGCGCACGAGCTTGTCTCCGAACAGCCGCCGCAGCGGCATCGCCAGCTCGCTCTTGACCGCCGCGGTGAAGTTCACCGCCTCCACCCGATACCGGCCCCAGCGCTGCTGCAGCCGCTCGGCCATCTGCATGCCGATGCCGGTCGAGTCGATGCACAGCCGCTTGACGCGCCGGTTGCCCAGCAGCACGTTGAGCACGCCTTCCTGAGCGCTGAAGTTCATCTGGCTCATCACTCGCGCCAGCCGCGTCCAGAACACATCCGCGTTCTTTTCCAGCCCCCACAGGCTCGACAGGTCGCGCTTGCGGCCGACGTCAAAGCCGGCATAGATCGGCGGGCCTTCGGTCGGCAGGCTCAGCACGTCGAAGAGTTCAAGGTTGCTGACTTCGCAGGCGCCGATCAGGTCATAGCTCAGCAGCGAGCTGGCGTCGGTGCTCGGGATGCACATGTACTCTTCGTTCCACGTGTCCTCATCCGGGCAGGTGGCGCGCAGCTCATCCAGCCATTCCTGCCGGCGCTTGGCATCCGGCGCCGGCACATCCTCCAGCCGCTTCTTGCGCATGTCGATGCGCTCGACGATGCCCTGCTCAACCGCATCGATCACGGTGACCTTGTGCAGGCTCGCCTTGAATTGGCCGCTCGTTTCCTTGGCCGCTTTGATCAGCGAATTGAAGTAAGAGCCTGGCCCGTTGTGCGTCGACCAGATCCGCAGCGGATAACCCCAGAACATCGCCGTCGCGTGCGCCGCCTTGAACAGCTCGCGGCCGTCGCGATGGAAAGCGAATTCGTCCAGGCCGGCGGCGCCGCCCTTGGAGCGGAAGAACTTGGGGTTGGAGGTGCCGGCGACGATCTTGCGGCCGTTGTTGAAGGTCATCACCTGCATCGAGATCTCTTCGTCGTCGATGACCTGCGTCTCCTCGGTGACCGCCGCCACGGCGTTGACCACCTCGGCCCAGCCCCGGCAGTCGTCGATGAATTCGACGCTGGCCGTTCGATCGGCCGAGGAGTGGTAATAGTTGCTGCGGCCTTCGACCCGATCGAGCACGGCACCCAGCGCCTGCGTCCAAGTCCATCCGATGCGGCGCGACTTCTCCCCGATCGCCAGCGGCGCGATGTCGCGCAGCCAATTGAGCTGGTACGGGCAGAGAAGTTTGAACGGGTCGCTGAGCATTTTCGATTTGCGATTTTTGATTTGCGATCTGTGAACGGCCTACTTGCCCGCGGGTCGCTTATCGAGCCCCTTTTCCTTCAGCAGCTCGGCCACGTCTTCGATGTGCAGGCAATCGCACAGGCAGGCGTCGGCGACGGCCGTGCTGATCGGCGCGATCTTGCCGTTGCAGTGGTCATTGCCAGGCGTCGCATCATGCAGCACGCCGACATTTACGATCGTGCCGTCGTTGCCAAGCTGGACAATCGTGTCACCGTTCTTCGCGTTGCGTCCGTCTCGATAGTGCATGGTTTGTTCTCCTTTTTTGAGCTTCTCGACAAGCCTCTCAAAACCTTCGTCGTGTACGTGACTTACTGGCATCCGGTCCGGGTTTGGACCCAAACGCAGCTCGTCAATAGACCCGCGACCTTTCATGCTGCGATCCCCAGCGCCTTCTTGATCGTGGCGACGACGTCGCCGGCGGTGGCGCCCTTGCTGGCCTTCTGTTCGGCGGCGCTGATCGCATCGGCGATCTCGCCCTTGAGCTTTTCCACGTGACGCTTGCCGGCGATCACGTTCTTCAGCGCCATGCTGATGCCCCACAGCTCCTTGGTCGGCGCCGTCTCCTGCGCCTGCAGCTGCAGCAGCTTCTCCATCAGCATCGTGCTCAGCTGCAGCGTCGCGGCGTCGCTGATCGCCACGGTGCCTTCCTGCTTGGCCGTCTCGACCAGGCTCTTGGCCAGGTCGGCGCCGACGCGGAACCGATCCTCCATCCGGAACTTCCGCAGCCAGTTGCCGACCGCCGTCCGCCCGAGCGTGTAGCCTTTGGCCTGCAGCCACACGTGGGTTTCGTCGATCGTCCGGCCCGGCTCGCGCGCGAACGCTTCCAGCTCATCCAGCTCCTGCCGGCTCAGCAGCTCGTGAACCTTGAAGTGCTGGGGCATGGCTAGTCCTCATCCACCGCGCGATCGTCTTCGATGTCCGGATCGACCGGGACCGTTTCATTGAGCAGGCTCGAGCCTTTGGCGGTGATCTTCAGCAGGAAGTGTTTGGGCGCCTGCCGCTCGCCGTTTTTCCGCTTGGCGTACTTCACTTCCGCCAGCCCCTTGTTGATCAGGTCGTGAAGCAGGCTCAGCGCATGGGCATCGTCTTCGGCGCGCTGCGCCTCGGGCACCACGGAGTTGGCGTTCATCATCGCCGTGTCACCGTCGATGCGCCCGCAAGGGTAATACTTCTTGGCGTTCTCCAAGGC